AAAAATCTTCATTTAGAACATTTAGAGGATAATGTTTTAAATCGTGGTGTTGCTGGCGCCAGAGAATCAATCAACTTTCTACAATCATTGAGAGATATGCTTGCAGGTAGTTCAACATCAAAAATAAATGTCACAACAAAATGGGATGGTGCCCCAGCTGTTTTTGCAGGTGTCAATCCAAAGAATGGTAAGTTTTTTGTTGGCACTAAATCTGTTTTTAATAAAGCACCAAAATTAAATTATACAGATAGAGATATAGATAGAAACCATCCAAGTGGTGGTTTAAATGAAAAACTAAAAATAGCCTTGGCATTTTTACCAAAACTTGGTATCAAAGGTGTATTACAAGGTGATATGATGTTTACAAAAGGCGACATAAAAAAAGAACAAATAGATGGGGAGAAATACGTCACGTTTCAACCAAACACCATTGTCTATGCTGTACCTGAAGATTCACCACTCTCTAAAAAAATGCAGGCCGCTCAACTAGGTATTGTTTTTCATACCTCATATTCAGGTAGAAGTTTAGACACAATGAAACCAAGTTTTAATATTGATATTAGTAGATTAAAACCAACAAAAGATGTTTGGTTCCGTGACGCCTCATTTGTTAATGCTTCTGGCACAGCGACATTTACAGAAGCAGAAACAAAACAAATAAGTAACATACTCTCACAGGCAGGTAGGACATTTCAAAGAATAAACGCATTAGTATTAAATCGCATATCAGTTAATGATAAGGTACTTGGTGAAATAAAGATATTTAATAATCAAATGGTCAGACAAGGCCAAAAGATTAGAAATACATCAACACATACTGTAAATTTAATTAGATATGTTGAAAGTAAATTAAATAAAGAAATACTTAAAGCTAAGAGAGATGATACAAAGAAGAAAAGACAAAGAGAAAAAAATGAAATGATGAGGCTTTTAAGAGGTTCAGCTAGACAATTGATTGAGATATTTAATCTCATGAACTCAATTACTGAAGCAAAAACAATCATCATTCGTAAATTACAAGAGATGCGACAAGTTACAAATACATTTGTCAGAACAGATAATGGATTTAGAATCACCAATCCAGAGGGTTTTGTTGCCGTAGATAAACTATCTGGTGGTGCATTGAAACTTGTTGATCGACTAGAATTTTCACATCAGAATTTCACGGCTAAGAAACAATGGGATAAGTAAAATGGCATACGACATAGACAAAATATTACATGAGTATGGAGATATTGATTTTGGCTTTACTGCTGTTGATGAAACAGAATACGAAAAAGTTAAAGACGAATTAGAAAAAACTAATTATCAAAAAGATATAACAGTAGAAGCATACAAAGATAGATTAAAAGAGTTAGAAGGATTAATCATGCCTTTCTTAACTAACCTATATAAATCCAGGGAACAGGCTTACATTCATTGGCCAAATCGTGGTAATTTATTAGAAAAACAAATGCAAAGAGTTTTAAAACTAACGAGAGGTTAATGAGCAATCCAAGAATCGCAAGAAAACCAGGTCAACCAGCAAAATCTAAAAAGCACTCAGACCTCTACACGGACGAGGATCCGAAAGGAACCATTCACGGGCTCAAATTCGCAAGTAAGTCTGATGCAGAAGCTTCAGTACGAAAGATTAAGTCAAGCGGACGATCCCACGCCCATAAGATTCAAGCAGCGATAGCCATGGAACAAAGAGCTAAAGTGATGGGTAAGGCCGGTGCGGCTGCTGTGTATCGTAGTTTTATTAATGCAATGAAAAAGAAAACAAAGAAAATGAATGAAGCTGCATATAAAGGTAACTTAGGTGTTATGGAGTTAGTAAACTTTCATTCTAAAGCCACACCTGCTCAAAAGAAAAAATTAAATTCTCATATTAAAAATAAAAAACATAAAGAATTTCGTGAACTTATACATCATGTTACAGGAGTTAAATTACATAAGAGCGTAAACGAAATGAAAAATTCACCACTAGATACTTGGGATAATGAAGAACCCGTAAAGTACACAAAACATTTAACAAAAACTTTTGGCCAACCAGATGAACTTACAGATGAAAGAGCAGTTTGGTATGCTAAAGATGGATTTAAAAGAATTGTTGTAAAAGATGAATACATCTTACATGGTTCACCATCACCACATTATGATTTTGTTTATTGTTATGTTGACATAAAAGTACCACATGAGTTTGCAGAAGATATGGCCAATAGTAGTGAGTCAATACTTATAGACTTTCTCAAAAACGAAGTTGGTGCAAGGTGTGGTTCTCTTACAGCAAATGCAGTAACACTTAATTATGTTTTAGATGTTGTTGCAAAAAGAGTAAAACCTAGTAAAGATGAATATGAAAAAAGAATAAAAGATATGAGTAAGATGTTTAAGTCTGGTAAAGTGTATAGTGTTGATTGGTGGCCAGATGAATCTAAAGATGCAGATCCTAAAAACTCATATTATAAAAAAGGTAGTGTTGAAGAAGAATACGGAGCTGGAGAAGAAGGCACGGATAAAGTAGTAAAGAACTATAAGAAAATGACACCAGGACAATTGGTTAAATTTAAACAATATATAAAAGGATAGTAACTTAAATTGGAGTAAATAATGCGAAACTTGATTATAGGATGTGCCAGTAATTATGATTGGTCTACACTTCAGTATTGGTGTAATTCAATCAATCAAACTGGATTTGATGGGGATAAAGTCCTTGTTCTAATGAATTGTGATAAAGATACAGTTGTCAAAGTTGAACAAGCTGGATTTAAAATTATAGGCTTTAACAAAGATGATGATGGTAATTTAGTACATGATTCAAAAATGCCACCTCATGTGGAAAGATTCTTGCATATCTATGAGTATCTTAGAAAAGCAGATGAATATGATTATGTTGTTACCACAGATGTAAAAGATGTAATCTTTCAAAAAGATCCATGTAAATGGCTTGAAGAATATGATGCAGGCGATCATGTTGATTTATTTTTCTCATCTGAAAGTATTTTATATAAAAATGAACCATGGGGTGATCAAAATCTTCTTGAAACTTTTGGGCCATATGTTCATAATATTTTTAAAGAAAATGAAATTTATAATGTAGGTGTTTTAGCTGGTCGTGGTTTTGCCATTCGATCCTTAATGATTAATATATTCTCAGCTTGCATGGGTAAACCTATACCAATATGCGATCAATCTACATTTAACTTTATGATTTCACAATCACCTTATAAAAACACATCAGAATATTTTGGCTCAGAAGATGGCTGGGCTTGTCAATTAGGTACAACGGCAGATCCAGCTAAAATACAAGATTTTGAACCTTATCTACTTGAACCAAGTCCTATTATGGAAAATGGTTTAGTTAGAACATCAAACGGAAGTAAAGATTTTTGTATCGTACATCAGTATGATAGAGTACCTGCTTGGCGACATATTTTACAGATGAAATATGCCTCATGAAAATAGCATTGTGTTTATCTGGCCAACCTAGAAGTTTTGCAAAAGGTTATGAATATCATAAGAAAAATTTATTAGATCATTATGATGTTGATACTTTTATTCACACTTGGCATTGTGATGATGCAAAAGATTACATAGGCCTTTATGAACCTGTATTATCATTTCTAGAAAAACCTCTTGAAGGTAATTTTGATGAAATGTATAAGAATACTCCTGATGCTATAAATCACCCACCACGTTTTACTGTTTCAATGCTTTACAGCATACAAAAATCATGTGAATTAAAAGTTAGAAAAGAATTACAATCAAGGAAAAAATATGATTGGGTAATTAAATCTAGGCCCGATTATGCTTTAAATACTTTCATTAATTTTCATGAATTAGATTACAATAAACTTTATATACCAAATTGTAGAATGGTACCTGAAAGAGATTTTGGTAATGACCAATTTGCATTTAGTTCATCTAATATTATGAACAAAAGAATGACAATATATTCTAATATGAATCATCATTATGACCAAGGTGTGCCAATGATTGGTGAAGATATGATGAAAGCTCAATTACATCAGTATGGTTTACATGGTGAATTTTTAGAGTATGTAAATATGAATAATCCATTTCCTCCAGGTGAGTTTAATGGTACTTGGCACTCTTTGATTCGTGATGATTGTGGTGAATGGAAAAAAAGGTAGTAAAAGAATTTATTGGACACTCAGGTTGTGAAATATTCCTCGTAAAAGATAAGCATGATTTCTTTGTGAGGAAAAATGGAAACGTGGAAAGAAATGTTGAAAGATTAATAGGATTACATGAAAAGGGATACAATGTACCAACAATATTTGATTCATCTGAAAGTTATATTGAGATGGAGTATATTCATGGTCTTGATATTGTGGAGTACCTAAAAACTAGAGGTATAAAAAGATTAGGTAATTTTATAATTCAAACAATAGATTCGTTTGCTAAAGATGCTATCAAAGTTGATTACGTTAATGTTTATGATAAGAAGCTTGACTTTATAAAATCTACTGTTGATTTACCATTTACTAAAAATGAAATCATAGATAGATTGCCAACACACTTGCCAAAGTCCACATATCATGGCGATTTTACCCTAGAAAACTTGATTTTTAATGATGAATCGTTTACAATGATAGATCCAGTTACGATTGAATATGATTCGTATGTATTTGATCTGGCTAAGTTAAGGCAAGATTTAACTTGTAAATGGTTTTTAAGAAACAAAAATATTAAATTAGATGTTAAATTACAAAATCTAGAAGATCATGTTTTTAAAAAGTTTGGTTTTGCAAAAAACGATTATCTTTTAATCCTTATGTTACTACGAGTTTATTTACATACTGAAATTGGAGATAGTAATAGAGAATTTATATTGAAGGAGATAAAGCGTTTATGGAAATAATTATACCAGCAGCTGGAGCTTCATCCAGATTTCCTAATATGAAACCAAAATTTTTATTATTTGGTAGATATAATAAAATGATGTTTCATCATGCCATAGAGGACTATCTTGAAAAAGAAGATAATATTACAATTGGCATTTTAAAAGAACATGAAATTGCTTATCAAGCTAAAGCATTTATTAAACAACAATATGATGATAGAATAAAAATTGTTGTCTTAGAAAATCCTACAAGAGGCCCAGCTGATACTGTTTTTCAAATATTGGATAAAGCAGAAATAGATGATGAAGCAGAAATTTTTATAAAAGATTGTGATAGTTTCTTTAGTCATGTATATACTGAAGGTAATTATGTTTGTGTTTCTAATATAGCAAATCATGAAACACTAAAAAAATTATCCTCTAAGAGTTTTATTGTTTCAAATAATCAAGGCATTATTAATCAAATTATAGAAAAAAAAGTGGTGTCTGATACCTTTTGTGTTGGTGGATATAAATTTGAATCAGCTAAATCATTTAGAGAAAATTTTAAAGAAATAAATTCACAAGATGAATTATTTGTTTCAGATGTAATACAAAGAGCTTTATTTAAAGGTGAAGTGTTTTATGAAAAACAAGTTGAAAATTACCATGATGTAGGTACAGCTGATGATTGGTTTGAATGGAACAATAAACCAGTTATATTTTGTGACATAGATGGCACAATTGTTAAATCACAATCTAGAATCGGTGATAATTCTGTTTGGAGATTAGGAAAACCTCTTGAGAAAAATGTAAAGATACTTTTAGAAATGCAAGAAAAAGGTTCTCATTTTGTTTTTACTACGGCAAGAACTAAAGATATGGAAGGACCAACAAGAGCTACTCTTGATAATCTAGGCTTTACTAATTATGATTTAGTAATTAATTTACCAAATGCAGATAGAGTTTTAATTAATGATTTTCATAATCAAAACCCATACCCTAGAGCAACAGCAATTAATCTGAAAAGGGATAAAGATGATTTAGAAAACTATCTCACACAATTAAAGAGTGGTAAATGAAACCAGATAAAAATTTGTTTATTGTAACTTCAGCTTTAGAACCTACAATCGGTGTAATTAGTAAAGAAGATAGGTTTCAACAAACTGTGGCAGGTTTGAAAAACTTAAAAGAAAAAGTACCAAATGCCTTTATCTTATTTTCTGATGGATCACCAGGTGCTTGTGATGATAACAGTATGAAACAGATTTCTAAGTTTATTAATGGTGCTGTATATTGGTCACATGATGATCAGGTAAAAGAGTTATCTCAAACTGGTAGAAAGAGTGAAGCTGAAATTGCTTTATTACTCAAGACGTTTTTCTTATTAAAACAACATCCAGAATTAAGTAAGTTGATGTATTCTGTAAAAAGAATTTTTAAATACTCAGCTCGATCATTATTACAGGATAAATTTAATATTGGTGTTTATGACAACGCTAATTTATTTGGTAAATATGTTTTTAAAGAAAGAATACCAACTTGGATGCCCGATAAGAATCTAGTAGATCATTTATTCATTACTAGATTCTTTTCTTTATGTCCATCTTTGATAGATGATTATATTAGAACTTTAAATAAAGCTTTAAATTCTTGTATAACTCATGGTATAGATACAGAACACGCACATTTTAAAGAGATAGATAAAAAATATGTAGTAGAGCTTAGACGTATTCACGTTGAAGGTATTATGGCTGGAACTGGAAAAAAAGAGGAATATTGATATGAATTTATGGAAATACTTTTTAGAAAATGATGGTAATAAAATTACAAGATGGACTCATTACTTTCCGATTTATGAAAAACACTTTGAAAGGTTTAAAAATAAACCAGTAAAGATATTGGAGATTGGTGTTTTAAATGGTGGCTCTTTACCAATGTGGCAAAAATATTTTGGCCCACTTTCAAAGATAGTTGCAATAGACATAACACCATCTTGTAAAAACTTTGAGATACCAGGAACAGTTATTCGTATTGGTGACCAATCAGATGAAAAGTTTTTACAAAAATTAGTAGATGAGTTTGGTGAGTTTGATATTATTATAGATGATGGTAGTCACCATGTTAATCATGTAAACAAAACATTTCAATATCTGTACCCTAAAATGTCGAAAAATGGTATTTACTTTGTTGAAGATACACACGCAGCTTATTGGAAAGATACTCATGGTGGTGGTTTAAATGAACCAGAATCAATTATAAATGTATCTAAAAACTTGGTTGATAAACTCAATGCAGATCATACAAAAGGTCAGGTAGAACCAGACGATTTTACTAGATCCACACAATCAATTACATTTTATGATAGTGTAATTGTATTTGAAAGAGGTGAAATACATTGGAAACAACCATTAGAATTTCCTCAAGAAAGAGCTTTAAACTCAGCACCAGATATGGGAGATTTCACCATAAAAACTTAAATGTATAAATAACAGAAATAATTAACTTATTAGCTGCAGAGGCTTATGAAATTTCTAGACTTCATAGATGAAAATCTATCAAAAAAAGATAATCATGCCGTAATGTCATTCGGTAGAATGAACCCGATTACAAAAGGCCATGAAAAACTTGTAAATAAAGTACAACAAGTCGCAAGACAAGTTGGTGGTTCACACCATGTTGTATTATCTCATAGTCAAGACAAAAATAAAAACCCACTTTCAGCTGCTGATAAGTTAAAACACGCTAAGAAGGCATTTCCACGTGCCAATTTATCCACTTCAGATAAAAAAAATCCAAATTATTTACAACAAGCAGCTAAGTTACATAAAAAAGGTGTAACGCATTTACACGTTGTTGCAGGTTCAGACCGTGTGCCAGAGTTTTCAAAAACTCTGAATAAATATAACGGCACACATTCAAAAGCATTATATAATTTTAAAAATATAAAAGTACATTCATCTGGTGAGAGAGATCCAGATAGCCCTAGTGTGTCAGGTATATCGGGCACAAAGATGAGAGGTCATGCAGCTGCTGGTAATTACAAAGCATTTAAGTCAGGTGCACCATCAGGTATGACTGATTCTCATGTAAAACATATGTATAAAGATACTCGCAAAGGCATGAAGATTGCAGAAGATGTTGCAGTATTTTTAATTGGTGGTCCTGGTTCTGGTAAAGATTACATATTCAAAAGTGTATTAGAAGATTTTAATCTTAGAGAAGTGAATACGGATAAAGCTTTTGAATATATTATGGAAAAAAGATATGACACTCATGAAAGATCAAACCTTGTAATTAATGGTAATGCTCATGAGATTAAAACTTTAAGTAAAATAAAAGAAAAATTAGAAGAACAAAATTATAAAACAACAATGGTTCTTGTTTCTACAACAAATGACGTTTCAAAATTAAGAAATGAGTCTAGAAAAAGAGTCATGAACGAGGAACTAAGACATCAAAAATGGGAATTAGTAAATATGGTGAAGCCATATTTTGAAGATGTTTTTAAAGAAGATTACATTGAATTTGATAACTCAGAAGATTTAACAGAGGATCACTTTCAAGAAAGAATATTTGATTTAAAAGAATGGTTAGAGGATAAAATGTCCAATAACATAAAAGGTATTGATGAATTATTTGAAGATACATTTGAAGAAGATTTGAGAAAATGGTTTTCTAAAGATCACCCACAGGGTGATTGGAAAAGAGTCGATACTAAGGGCAATGTAGTTGGCCCATGTGCAAGAAAACCAGGTGAACCTAAACCTAAGTGTATGTCAAAAGCAACTAGGGCTAAACTTTCTAAAAAAGAAAGAGCCGCTGCTGTTCGTACTAAACGAAAGCATGATAAAGTTGCAGATAGAGCTGGTAAAGGTGGGAAACCAGTAATGGTTTCAAGCTTTGGTAAAGGTAAATTAACGAAGGAGGATTTAAGTAATGAATATGATTGGAAATATGATAAGGAAAGTGATCAAAGAGGAAATAGACAAAGCTTTGGACGAGTTCTTGAAAGAGAATTTTCCGAGGCAGTATCACATAAAACAAAAAAGAGCAAACTCGGAACCAAGAATGTCAATGACACATTCAACGCATGGTACACAGGGTCGCAGGTCAGCAAATACTACAAACCAAACGAACTCTCGGAAGAGAGTGAGAAGGCCAAGAAGGCCACGAAACAACAAGAGTCAATAGACAAAGGTATAGAACCTGGTATGGCTCTTAATTCATATTCAAAAGAATATAATAGTCTAAGAACTAAAGGTCGTGTAAGAAAAGGTCAAGTAGTACCGTTTAAAGAATTAACAGGCGATACTACTGGCGCTTCTATATCGGCTCAAAAAGAAGATGAACTTAAAAAAGTTGGTATTAATTTAAAAACTTTTAAAGCAAAAAGATTTCCAGGAACCGGCTAATGAAAACATTTATACAGTTTATAGAGGAAGATAAATCACCTGCATGGCAAAGAGCTGCCGGTAAAAATCCAGAGGGTGGTTTAAACCAAAAAGGTGTTGAATCATATCGCCGTGAAAATCCAGGATCAAAGTTACAAACAGCAGTTACAACAAAGCCAAGTAAATTAAAGAAAGGCTCTAAGTCTGCTAAGAGAAGATTATCATTCTGCCGGAGAATGAAAGGGATGAAAAAGAAACTAACTTCAGCTAAAACAGCTAGAGATCCCGATAGCCGAATTAATAAAGCTTTAAGAAAATGGAACTGCTAACCAAGGAGAAAAAGAAATGAAATCGAAAGATTCAGATATAATTAGAAGTGTCGCAGATGCGGCTCTTAAAGTTATGATAGGTGAAGAACCAGATTCACAAGAATTTGATCAAGAGTTGAAAAAAACTCAAACTAAAGCATCAAAGAAAAAAGCACCTGAAGAAGAAGCTGGTGTTTCTAAAGCATTAGTTCAAGCTGTTAAAGTTGAAGATGTAAATGTCTTTGATCTACCTTTAGATACCATGAGTGAAGAAGATGTAGCATCTCTTAAATCTTTAACACAAGAAGCCATGGATGCTGTTCCTTTATCTCAAGAACAATCAAGCTTGATTGATAAAATTAATGTAATTCGTGAGAAATATAATATGACTCTTTTACAATCTTTGAATAATAAGAAACAGATAGGTGAAGATAAAAAAGAGCTTAAAAAGATTTCTAAAGAATTGGCTGGTGCCTCAAAGATGCACAAAAGCCAATCTGAAAGAATAGAGAAATTATTACCAGATGTCAAATCAGTAGATGAGGCTCATGGTGAACTACACGGAGGTCAAAAGAAACTAGACATGAATAAAAATAATAAAGTAGATGCCGAAGATTTTAAGATGCTTCGTGCAAAGAAAAAACCTGCAAAACGTGTCGTTCACTCAGATAAACCTGATAGTTTAGTCAGTATGAGAGTTTCTAAAGAGGCCGTTGAATATGTCAATGAAGTTGAAGTATTGCCAAAAGGAGTTACCAGACACAAGGCTAAACTAGCTCAAGGTGCCAAATATGGTGCGAGTGATTATGGTAGAGGTGGTGAAGAAGAACAAGAAGTGAAAAAAGCCATGACAAGAAAAACTGAGCCAAAGAAAAGAGGTAGTTATGGCGCTAGACAAAATATTGTTCGTGGTACCAGAGTAAGTGGTAAAGACGTAAATGAGTCAGCTTCTTTCTTTGATAAACTAACACTACTTGAAGAGGCGCCATTAGAGGCGATAAGTCTTTCTCTTCAAGAAGGTAGAATGAAAGATATGGTTACGCACCATATGGATGCTGGTCACAGTTATGATAGTGCCGTGAAGAAAGCAGAACATGATGCAGCTAATATGCCAATAGAAAAATTACGGAAAAAATATGGGCTTCCAACACCAAAAAAACAGATGTCAGAAGGTAAATTAAAAGATATTATTACTGGTCACATGACTACTGGTAAGGGAATGTCTTATGATGATGCCGTGAAGAAAGCACAGGCTGATATGAATAAGATGAAAAAACCAAAACAGATGTCATCACCTTTAAGTAAACAAAAAGCAAATGAAGAGTATGAACAGTTAGATGAAAAGAAACACAAAAAGAAACATTCATGTGCTGAAAAAGTAAAGAGTGAAGAATATGGTATAGGTTATTGTATACCTGAAATGCACACCATGTTAGAAGATGGTACAGTTACACACTATGATGTTGAGTTTGAAGATTGTATAGTTGAGAACTACCCTGTTTCTGAATTAAAAATACTTAAAGAGGCCATGCACGAGCATTATGACAATGAAGAAAAGAATCAATTACATGAACTATCACCAAAAACTTTAGGGTCTTATGCTAAAAAAGCACAAAGACAAACTATGAATACAAATATGGCAATAGGCGCTAACCCTAGTGATAATCCAGTTACACGAAGAGAAAAGGCTTTTGCAAAGAAAAGAAAAGAAGGTGCTAGTAGAGCGATTGGTAAGTTAGTTCAAAAGAAAATGTCTAATGAAGAGTATGAGCAGTTAGACGAATTATCACCAAAGACTCTAGGGTCTTATGCTCAAAAATCTGTAAGGGATTTAGAGAAACGTGATAAGGCCATGGGTAAAGCAACACAAAGAGATAGAGAAGTTGTGGATCCAGAAACAAGCAAACCTTTTCAAAAAATGGCTAAAAGAAGGTCTGGGTTGACAAAAGCGATAAACAGATTATCTAAAGAAGATATACTAGCTGCAGCGTATGACGAAATAGAGCAAATAGAGGAGGGCACCCCCACAAAAAAGCAAGTTAAGCAGGGTATTGGTATAGCTCGTGATAAGAGATACGCAAAAGGCAATATGTCTGGTGCTGTAAAAGCTATGGACAAGGTCAATAAAGGTCTCGCTCAACACCCTGCTGTAGCAAAAGAGTTAAGAAAACAAAATGAAGATATAGAGCAGATTGATGAACTCGATACTAAAACTTTGATGAGTTATAGAGATAAGGCTGAAGATGACCAAGTTGATAGAGCTATGGATATGAAAGGTAATACACCTAAAGCCAAAAAACGAGCAATGGGTATAGAAAAAGCTAAAGGTAGACTTCAAATGAAGGCTCAGTTATATGGTGGTCGACCAGGTCAATCATCTTATAAAGGTGGTCACTTAAATCCAGTTAAGAAAGAAGAAGT